TCGTCCACGACTATGACCTGATCTGCATGGAGACGCTGATGCCGAAGAACATGGTCAAGAATCGCAAGCTGGCGAAGGCGATCTCCGATGCGGCCTGGGGTGAAGTTGCACGGCAGCTGGAGTACAAAACGCGGTGGTATGGCAGGGCGCTTATCAAGGTGGATCGATTCTACGCCAGCAGCCAGACATGCAACGTATGCGGGTGCAAGAATGGCGAAACAAAGAACCTAGCAGTTCGTGACTGGGATTGCCCGAACTGCGGCACGCGCCATGATAGGGATGTAAACGCTGCCAGGAACATCCTAGAAGAAGGACTGCGTATTATAAACACGGTGTAGCATTAATCTGTACGGCAGGAACTGCCGGAAGTTACGCCTGTGGAAACCGTGTAAGACCAGCAATGGCAACGGTCGATGAAGCAGGAATCCCGCGACTTCAGTCGTGGGAGGTTCAAACCTAATCGGCACCCGGCACCGGTAGCCGTCGTGGTAGGCAGGCGCCTGGCTGACGCGCTGGGCACGGTGCTCCCGGGCATAGACGGCTGACGCCGCGGACCCAAGGCGCACCAGCACGGGCTCCAGGCCGCGCTTGCGGAGCTGCGCGATCTGCCAGTTAATCTCGCAGGTGACGCTCCAGTAAATCTGGCGGTTAAACCCGCGGCGGGCCCAGGAGGGCCGGCGGTCGTGGACCCATGACATTGAGATCACCCAGGACAAGTTTACCACCCGCAGGGGTGGTTTTCCATTACCGGGGCCAGGTGCCCCGCAGGAGGTGTGGCTAGATGCCACCGAGACTATGGATGTTCTCATACCCGTTCCTCGCCCCTGATGATGGAGGCGGCGATGGCGCGCCCGCCGGGAGCGGAGCGCCTGAGCAGAGCGGGGCGCGCACCTACACCGAGGAATACGTCAGGGCGCTTCGTGCGGAGAGCGCCGGATACCGCACCAGGGCCAAGGGCCTAGATGAACAGCTGGCGGGCATCCGCAAGGCCTTCAGTATCCCGGACGGACAGGATCCGGACTGGACGAAGGTGTTGTCCGACCATGAAGCCACACACAAGACGGCCCTGGAGGCCGCCGAGAAGAACGCCAAACAAGCGCTGCTGCGCGCCGAGGTGCGGGCCCTGGGGGCCGAGCTCGGCGTGGTGGACGCAGATGTTGTCTGGCAGCTCGTGGATCTGTCGAAGGCGCAGATCGCCGACGACGGCAAGATCACGGGCGTAAAAGAGGCCATCGAAGCGCTCCTCAAGGACAAGCCGTTCCTCAAGGGCTCGACTGGAGCCAAGCCCGGAGTGGGCGCGCCCGGGGGCAACCCAGGCCCGACCGGGGCTCCGGATCCCGTCGAGGCGGCAAAGAAGCTCGCCGAGGAGCGGAACAAGGGCAAGACTGCGCCCGCGGGCGGTTATGACCCGTGGGCGACGAAATGAGGTGTGAAACATGAATCTGGAACTCAAGACGACCACAATCGGAGCCAAGACCAGCTTCCTGGACTCCGAGAAGGTCCGATACGTCCGCGGGGGCATCACCCTGGATCACCTATCGGTGCTGCCAGATCCCCTGACCGGGCTAAAGCGCGTCCCGGCCGGCACGGTCGTGGGGCGGCTGGGCAACGGGAAATATGCGCCCTACGTCGCTGGCGCAGCGGCTGTGCCTGGCGTCGCGTCTACCGTCACACTGAAGGCCAGCGGCGCTGCCAACCGGGATGACATCGTCATCACAGCCAAGCAGACCGGGGTCGCCGGCAACGCGATCAAGGTCCAGTTGGTGGACCCCGACGCGGCCAGCGCCAGTCTCAAGGTAGCGGTAGAGACGGACGTCATCCGTGTTTATCTCGCGACGAATGGCGCCAAGGCCATCACCAGCACCATCGGTCAGGTCATCGCCGCGATCAATGCGACGCTCTACGTCAAGGACATCGTAGTGGCGTCGCTAGCAGAGGGCAGTGCTGAGGGTGACGTAGTCATTGCGGTAGCGGCTACCCCGCTTGCGGGGGGCGCAAACGACACCCCGGCGGGAGCGCCGAACGTGACGCCCCGATTCCTGCTCGCAGATGACGTGGTATTCACCACGTTCACAGCGACCGGCGGAGCGGTCCACGGCGACCAGCTGGTCACTGCCATCGACCAGGCCCGGGTGATCGAGGCCAGGTTGCCCGCGGCGATTGACGCCTTCACGAAGGCGAGCATGCCCGGGATCACCTGGGTCTAGGGTGGAGGTGTAACGAATGAGCGAACTGCTGAAGGAATTCTCTCGCAAGGCGACCCTGGCCTATGCCCGGGCTCGTCAGCCGCGTGAATACGTGGGCTTGACGTTGTTCCCGGTGCGGGCCACCAACGAACTAACGTTCGAGTACTGGCGCAGCCAGAACCTGCTGCCCGTGATGGCGTCCGTCCAGGCGTTCGGGGCCGAGGCTCAGATCGCGAGCCGCGACGGCGCTGTGAAGGTCAGCGGTGAGATCCCGCCCATCAAGCGGAAGATCAACCTCGGCGAACGAGAGCTGATCGCCCTGAAGCGCGAGGGTGCCGGTGATGTGGCGATGGTCCGCGACCAGCTCTACAACGATCTGGACAACATGATCGACTCGGTGCTGGCCCGTATTGAGGCCATGCGTATGAGTGCTTTGGCCACAGGCCAGATCGTACTCAATGAGAACGGGCTGATCATGACAGTTAACTACGGAGTGCCTGCGGGCAATCAGGATGCTCTGCCAGCGCAGAACGTGGCCGGGGGACAGTGGAACCAGGCCAACGCGCAGCCCATCACGATGATACAAACATGGGTCGACGCGGTGATCGCCGCCTGCGGCGTGAGGCCGACTCGGGCCCTGACCTCCAACACGGTCGTGGCAAACCTGATTCGCAATGCGCAGATCAGGACCATGATCTACGGGGACCAGGGCGGCTCCCGGGCGGTCAGCGTGAATCAGCTCAACGACTTGATGCAGACGCTTAACCTGCCGCGTATCGCCACCTATGACCTGCAGGTGCGGACGCAGGCTGAGAACGGCACGATCACCGCGGGCCGGTTCTTCCCGGCCAACCGGTTCGTGCTGCTGCCGGGCGACGCCCTCGGTGAGACCCTCATGGGACCCACAGCCGAGGCGCTGCTCGATGTCGAGGTGGAGGCGAAGGAATCAGCCGGCGTATACGCCGCGGTAACTCAGGAGACCGAGCCTCCGGCGATCTGGACCAAGGCGGCGGCATGCGCAATCCCCACGTTCCCTCAGGCCGATGCCGTGTTCCAGGCCCAGGTGCTGGCCTAATAGCCAAACGAACGAATGCGGACCCGGCGGTCACTCGGCTGCCGGGTCTAGCTTTCACGGAAGGCGGTGAGCCAAGTGGATGTGATGACCGCCGATGCGTACTTCGAGACTCGGCTGCACTCCGAAGCCTGGGAACAGGCGTCGCCGAGCGACAAAGCGAAGGCCCTGGCCACCGCGGAGAGGCAGATCGGGACGCTGCAGCTGCACGAACTCACGCCTGGCTCGGCGCGGAACGAGGCCATATGCGAGCAGGCGGTCTGGCTGCTGGCCGCCACGGACTATCAGCGCAAGCTCGAATCCGACCTGGCTCGGGGCCTCGTGAGCCGGTCGGTGGGCAGCGCCAGCGAACAATACACTCCGCGTGCCGCGGGGCGGATACCTTTGGCGCCGCTGGCCCTGGCGCTGCTCGATGGATGGATGCAGCAATACCGCATCGGTGAGCTCCGATGATCGCGTCGGTCTGCACGGAGACATGCACGTACTGGCCCGGCACGCCGGACGGCTATGGCGGACGAGATTACGGCCCGCCACAACAGCTGCGCTGCCGGTGGGAGCAGAAGCAGCGGCTGATCCGCACGAAGACCGGCGAGGAGCGCGTCAGCCAGGCGCGGGTATTCCTAACGCGACCGGTCGACCTCGAGGGCCGGCTCTACCGGGGCGCGACCGCTGAGACAGACCCGCGAGTCCTGGATTCCCATGAACTCCAGGCCGGTGAGGAGCTGCAGGAGATGGACGGGACCGTAGTCGGGTGGGTGGTGTGGCTGTGAGGGTGCAGGTGAAGATCGAAGGGTTGCAGCAGGTGCAGGCGCGCCTGAACCGCGAGCTCGCCAAGATCAAGGTTGGCGTCCGAGAGGGGCTGCTTCTTGTCGGGCTGGACTGCCTGGGCAAGTCGGTGCCGGATGCGCCGGTGGACAAGGGCGACCTGCGGGGCAGCGGCTATCTGGACTACGGTGGGACACTGATCGCAAGAGGGCAGAAGGACGGGTCAACTGTACGAAAAGGCCGTCCTCATGCCAACTGCCCGGACGTAGCAGAAATCGGCTTCGGCACGCCCTACGCAGTGCGGCAGCATGAGGAGCTCCAATGGCGGCACCCGAAGGGCGGCAAGGCCAAATACCTGGAGGACGTGGTCAAGAACAACACCGACCGCTGGGTGCGGATGATCTACGACAAGGCGAAGGCGGGAAGGTGAGGGGATGAACTCGCCGGCAATCGATGTCAAGAGCATACTGGTCGCCGCATGGGCGCGGCGGGGCAGCTCCGCCCAGGGGTGGGAGTTTCACGCCACGCTGGAACCTGCCCGGCCGCACACAACTGTGACCGTCTACGACACGGGAGGATGGGGCCCCCCAGTGAATATGCCGCTCTATAACCCCACGATCGAGATCCGCGTCCGAGGCAACCCCGAATCCTACCAGGACGCATATGCCATGGCCGAGTGGGTCCGCAGCGCGCTGCACTCCTACGGGCCCGTGACGGTCGGCGGCATGCGCTATCTGGCTATTCAGCAGATGGGCGAGATCGCGCCACTGGGCTACGACGAGAGCAAGCGACCGGCGTTCTCGCTGAATTTCCAGATGCACCGCGAGCCAGTCGGGGGGTGAACGTTTTGGGTTCGTCCGAAGCGATGAAATACCTAATACTGAGCATCCGGGCCGCCTGTGAGGCGGCTCTGAGCTTGATGGACGAGGAGTCCGGGGAGCAGAAACTGCCGGAGCTGACCGCGTCGCCCGACCCGGCCCTGTGCGAGCATCCGCATGACCAGCGCGTGCGCATAGACGCCATGGGCTCGGAGGGCAGCTGGATATGCGGCGTGTGCGGCTTTAACGGCTCCGAGGGGGTGAATGGCAACAGTGGGTAAGCACATCTTGAAGAACTGCCGTTGCTGGCTCAACGGCTACGATATGAGCGGCGACCTGAGCCAGATGGCGTTGACGTCCACGCCGAAGAACCCGGAACTCAATTTGTTCGGCCCATCGGGCTCTGTCCGGCGGATGGCGGGCCTCTGGAACACGGTGGCCGACCACCAGGGCCTGTGGGACACTGCCGAGACGGGCGGGCTGGACAAGACGCTCTACGATGAGATCGGCGTGTCCGAGGGGGTCATGTCGGTGGCTCCGCTCACCGGGGCGACCGGGGAAACGGCATTTACGTTCGTCTCGACCCTTGGACAGTACCAGCCGGGAGGCAAGCATGGCGACCTGTTCGGCTTCTCGGTCCACGCCGAGGGCGGAAACCTGATACGCGGCACGGTCATGCTCAACGGCGCGGTGACCGCGACCGGTCAGGGCACAGCTAGACAGCTCGGCGCGGTGGCGGAAGGCCAGCAACTGTACGCGGCCATGCACGTCCTCTCGGCGAGCGGGACCAATCCGACGCTGGTGATGGCCGTGCAGAGCGCGACCACGGAGGCATTCGGGACGCCCACGGAGCGCCTGGCCCTGCCGCAGGTGATTGCGCCAGGGGGGTGGTGGGCGGTGCCAGTGGCCGGACCCATCACGGACCAGTGGTGGAGAGTCTCGTACACCGTCGGCGGCACGAATCCAAGTCTCGCCGTGGTGGTAATCATTGGCATACAGGCTTAACGGAGGTGATATCTAGTGGGCAAGATGATCCTGAAGGATGCGCATCTCAGCATCAACGGGAAGGACCTCAGCGACCACCTGGAGCAGATCGAGCTGAACTACTCGGCGGTCATCCATGAGAAAGGCGCGATGGGTGAGAAGTCGGTCACCCGCATCGCCGGACTGACAGACTTCAAGCTGACGGCCACCCTGCTGCAGGACTACGACGCAGCCTCGGTTGACGCGACGCTGTTCCCCTTGATCGGGGCCGCGTCGTTCCCGGTCATAGTCCGGCCGAAGAAGGCGGTCAAAGGCGCCGATAATCCAGAGTTCACCGGCAACGCGGTCCTGTCTAGTTACCCGCCGATCTCCGGGACGCACGGCCAGGTGGCTAAGACGTCCATCTCGCTGGAGGGCGACGGCGACCTGCTCCGGGCCGTATCCTAGCGATTCACGCAGGCCGCTCCATAAGGGGCGGCCTTTCCCAACATAAGGAGGTATTAGCATGCCTAAACCCAGACAGCGGGGCGGCGTCGAGATAGAGTTCGGAGGCGAGACCCGCACGTTGCGACTGAATTTCAACGCGATCGCGCTGCTCGAGGAGCGACTGGGGATGACGATTCCTCAGATCCTGGCTGGCCAGTTTGGCATCCGTGTGGTCCGCGAGGCGCTCTACGTCGGCCTGTCTCAGGACGACCGCACGCTGAACCTGAACAAGGTCGGCCGGATCATGGACTCCGAGCCCGACAAAATCACCTACTGGATGAACAAGGTTTACGAAGCCCTGGCGCTGGCCATGGGCATTACTGATGCGGCGGAGGCCTCGGACGAGGGGGAAGCCCAAGCGCCGGACGAGCCGGCGGGAAGCGGCGAGTAGAAGGATTCGACTGGAACCTGCTGCAGCGGCGAGCGGCGGAGATCGGACTGACGCCGGACGAGTTCTGGAGCTTGACGCCGCATGAGTTTACGCTATGGTGCCAGGGCTACCGAGACCGCCGTGAGGGCGATCGGGCTCTAGCGGCCTGGACGGCGGCAAACATCATGAGCTGCTGGACCAGCGAACCTGTGCAGCCGGCTGCCCTGCTGGGGATCGAGACGGACCCGGAGGAGGCCCTGGTGGCGGAGTGGCGCCGCTTGCACGGCAACGATGACGATGACGATGAGGACGAGGAGGTGACGGTCGATGCCGCTGGTGATTGGTGAGCTTTTGGTTCGGCTTGAGGCCAGCACCGAGGGGTTGCAGAAGATTCAGAAGGGCATGGAGGAGGTCGCCAATAAGGCGCAGAGGGCCGGGCAGACCCTGTCCATCGGCCTGACGGTGCCCCTGGCAGCGATCGGTACGGCCGCCATCAAGGCCGGCATGGACGCCGTGGAGGGCGAAAACCTGTTCGAGGTGTCCATGGGCCGGATGGCCGACTCCGCCCGCAAGTGGTCGCAGGACCTGCGGAAGGAGCTCGGGCTCAACGAGTATCAATTGCGACAGCAGGTCGGCACCTTCAATGTGATGTTCCAGGCCATGGGCATCGGCGAGACGGCTGCGTATGACATGGCAAAGGGGCTCACGCAGCTCGCCAATGC